TGGTGGAAGTTATCGGTCGAAACTTTGGTTCTCCCGAAGACATCCTCAAGGAATTCGACTTCAGCGTTGCTAAATTTGCAATGTTTATGGATGAATACGGTCAAATGAAAGTGATGTACCATGTGATGTATTTTGAACATTTGATAGAAAGGAAATTAGACCTTCATCGTGACTATAAAATTAAACCTGACGGTCTGTTCAATCGAGTGATCAAATATGTTGGCTACGGATATACGCCAAGTTTGTCGCTGAAGATGGGTCTATTCAACGCAATTCGTGAAACACCAGCCGATACAAAAATTACCGATGTGAAAAAGGTGTCAATCTACTAGCATCACGGTTGACAAATCTCCGCCAGTAGGGTATGTTTCATATATCCTCATTGGCGGAGATTTCGCATACATGATCAAGAAAAACTTATTCGACCGATTCATTACCAAGTACAATCTCAACGGCTCAACCGAACGGGTAACGTGGGTAGCCACAAAGGGTACGTTGACTACGAAGTTCATGACTGATGACAAGAACGCCATTGGCGAAGTCACGTTGAACGAACACGTACTGGATGACGGTTCCTACTACGTTATTGAAACATCCCAGCTCAAGAATTTGATGGGTGTACTTGGCGAAGAAATTTCGCTCAAGGTACAAAGTACCAATGGTCGCACCACGGGACTTCTATTGAGCGACGGTGAGTCCAAGGCCACGTTTATTCTGGCGTCGGACGACAGCAGTATTCCAAAGACACCGAAGCCGAAGGTGGACTTCAATCAGTTTCCGTTCCAAATTTCGATTCCCATTGACAAGAACTTTATGGAACGATTCAATCGGGCCAAGGGCGGTTTGCCCGACGTAACCACGTTTACCGTTCTCTGTGATGGAAAAACAGTGGATATCGTACTCGGCTACAGCACCATCAACACCAATCGTATCGCGTTAAAGGTACAGGGTTCTACGATGTCAAAGATTGACCCCATTGACTTTCACGCTCGCTCACTACGTGACATTTTCACGTCGAACAAGGAAGCGACGGCTGGTACGTTGGATATATCCACCGATGGTTTGCTTCGTGTCAAGTTGACGCAGGACGATTTCACGGTATCGTACTATCTTCCACAGGTTAAGGTTGAGAACTAATGGGATTTGATGAGAGCTGGTTTGAAGAAGATTCGGTGCTCGACGTAACGGCCGAAAAGGGTCGTTTCAAGGAGCATATGGATATGCTGAAAGCCATGCCGGTAGAGGAACAGACCTTGTATAAGAAATGGTACGAGGTCAAGAACCACTACAAGGAATGGCACAACAAAGCCGCCGTTCAGCGGGCCCGTGTATGGCGTCCAAAAGACATTATGGACAAAAACGGCACCATTGCTGAACTCAATGCTCTTCGTCCCAAGCTTCGATTCATTAGTCCTGATGATGTAGATGGTATTGAAGAATGGACGGTATTTCGAGTATTTGTCAGTAGCTTCAATTTTGACCAAAATCCCGGCCGATTCCTTCGGTTTATGTTTGAAGACGAAGCCACCGGCCAGATTCTCGGCGTTACATCGTTAGGTTCTGACGTGGTGAGTATCGGATGCCGAGATAAGCATATTGGATGGACTGAAGAAGTGAAGTTGGGCGGTAAGCTGAACAATACAGCCATTGGTACGTGTATCGTAGCGACACAGCCATTCGGATTTAATTTCTTGGGTGGCAAGTTGATGGCGTCTATGTTGGTGACGCCAGAAGTACGTGATAAATGGAAGTCGGTGTATGGTGACACACTAGCCGGCCTCACCACCACATCGCTCTATGGTAATGGCTCAATGTACAACAGTATTCCGTGGTGGAAGTCGTTGGGTCATAGTGCTGGTAAGATTCCGATTAAGCCCAATGATGATTTTTATGATGTCTGGCATCAAATCATCAAGAAGAAGTATCCCGAAGCGTACGATAAGCTTATGTGGAATCCACAGGGGCAAGTCGCAACCGGTGTGAAGGGGAAGATTCTCAATACCATCTTCAAGGAGGTTGGCATCAAGCCTACGCAATACATTCACGGGTTTGAACGTGGTGTGTACTTCGCTCCGTTGTATGAGAACACCACCGAGTTTCTCCGTGGTGAAATTGATGAAGCCAAATTGGTCAAAAAGTCTCGGGGAATGGAGGTCACCGATGTAATGAATTGGTGGACACCAAAGGCCATTAATCGTTATACCAATTTGTACGATTCCGGCAGACTCAATCCTGAAGTATTGTTTTACAATCGCATGATGTTCATGGATTGGCCAGAAGCTAAAACTGAATATCTTGGGGATGTTGGTCGATAGAATGACTTACATTATTGATCTTGATGTGCCGGTTTTGGGCGATAAATCCATCAATGATATTCTTAACACCGTAAAAATCTCATCGACAAAAGGAGCTACACTAAAAGCGTTGGGCATAAGATCGGGCAGCGATTCGAAACGAGTAGTTAGCGTTCTTCAGCGCGCCGCCAACGTTTCGTATGCTCCGCGTGATAAGAAAAAACGGTGGTTGGATGCCGATATATATTGTAAAGATTCATTGGTAGACCAGAGCATTTTAGTTCGTCGTCATCTAAAGAAACATCCACCGTGTAAATGTGCAATCTGTAATATCACATTTGAGAAACAATGGCGTAAAACTGGAAAGCCGGTAAAGCCCATACTCGATCATATTAATGGTGATAACCGTGATTGCCGTGAAGAAAATTTACGGTGGGTATGTCCAAATTGCAATCAGTCTCTACCGACGCATTGTAAGGGCAACGGCGATAAGAAACCCCTCTTGACATCAAAGTATATAACCAAATTAGATACGTTCTTCGATACAGATGCTTGACTTCGGTTGACGGATCGAGTATATTACAGTATACTCAAACAGGAGCTATTTTGTGAAGACCGCTATAACCGTGATTGCCTACAATATCGACAGGACGGAAAATGTGTTCTTCGATACAACGGTAATATGCCGTAAAAATGCATTCGAGGGCGAGATTTTTGTAAAAGGAATCCGTAAGCTCAAGTCGATGCTTCGTCGGGATCATCCGATGCTCCTTGCTGAACTAGTTGAATTTCATGTTGAGGCACGATGAGATTTTCACCAGAAAAATTTGATTCCAGTCTGCATGGGTGGGTGGGTTTTGATTTAGACGGTACGATTGCCCACGACGAGCCCGGTGCTGCGTGGTCCCCAACTGCTATTGGCGAACCGATACCGGAAATGATTGCCATAATTAAGGCATATCTTGCAAAGGGTGCCGAGGTACGGATTCTCACTGCACGTGCAGGTGATAATTTTGACGTACGTTATGCCATCGGCGTGTGGTGTGAAAAGCATATCGGTCAGAAGCTCGAAGTCACCGATAAGAAAGACTATCATATGTGGTGTCTGTATGACGATCGTGCCATTACGGTGGAACGAAATACCGGCAAAATTTTGGTATCTAACAGTCAATGTAATTGTGCCGCAAGCCACGTACTTCACGAAAAGACCTGTCCAGAGGCGTAGTTGTGGCATACAAATCACGTAAGTCTCGTATCAATTTATTGATGGGGAAGAAGAAACCCACCCCACGAAAGCCAAAAATTGAAGCCGTACCACCGAAGTTCCCTGTGCGAGGGTTTGCACAGGGAAAATCTAGTGGATCATTACAAGGCGTTGGTGGGTGGCGCACTGGCCACTACAGAGGGGACGGTGTAAAGCTTGACGGATCGGATTATTCCAGTTCATATTTAGAGTTTCTCAAAGGCGGAAGACCATAGATATATTTTGGTTGAAAACTATCGACCTACACTACTTATAGATAGACTCAACCGAGACTAATATGATAGTGTATAAAGTGACCAACAACATCAATCAAAAGCTTTATGTGGGAAAAACGGAACTAACGCTAGTTCAAAGAAAGGCCGGCCATTATCAACGGGCCGCTGCAGGCTCTGAAACAAACTTTCACCGTGCATTGCGATTATACAATAAAACGGATTTTACTTGGGAAGTATTATGTGAGTGTAGTTCCGAAGAAGAACTAGATTCTATGGAACGGTTTTTCATAGAGCAGTACGATACATTTCGTACCGGCTATAATATGACAGCTGGGGGAGATGGTGGTGTTACCTACAAGAAAGGTGACGTTCTTTACGAACGTATCAAACAAAAGCTAGGAAAATGGAAGCTGGGAAATCCCGGTGCTACCCCCGCCGCAATACAAAAGCGTGTAAAATCATTTGTTGATGTCAATTGGCCCAAAGGTACAAACCATAAAAACTCCGGCCATTCACACAATAAAGGCAAAACGTCTGGAAGTCGAAATGCGATGTTTGGAAAAACACCACACTTACAAAGTGTTGAAATTGATAACGAACAATACGACAGTTTAGGCGCGGCCTCTAGAGCTATTGGAGTTTCAAGAGCCACTGTTAGAAATCGGTGCCTATCAAATCTATATCCAACTTGGAGACTACTGGGTGTCACTAAACAATCCAAATTTTAACCATTACCTTTGGACCGAAAAGTATCGTCCTGTTGATATGACCACGTTCATCGGCAACGATTCTGTTAAGGAGAAGATTGGCCGATTTATTGCTAATGGGGATATCCCACATATTCTATTCAGTGGCCCGCCCGGCACTGGCAAGACGACACTCGCCAAGATTCTACAGAAGAACATTGATTGTGAACCACTCTATATCAATGCGTCGGACGAAAATAATATCGAAACGGTTCGAACCACATTGAAATCGTTTGCTTCTAATGCCGGATTCAGTGAATTGAAGATTGCCATTCTTGACGAGGCCGATGGTATTACGCCCGTAGCACAAATGGCGCTTCGTAATTTGATGGAAGCATATAGTCGTCATTGTCGATTTATCTTGACGTGCAATCACGTTGAACGTATGCACGAGGCTATCGTCAGTCGAACCCAACAGTTTCATATCGTTCCTCCAACGAAAATTGAAGTGGCGAAACACCTCGCGTGGATTCTTGGCGAGGAAGGCGTTACCTTTGAAGTGCCAGATGTCAAATTATTGGTGGATGCGCACTATCCTGACATTCGAAAAATCATCAATGAAGCTCAACTCCACACACAGGGAGACAAGCTGAAGTTGGACGTTGAAGAAATCGTCCAAGGTGATATCAAGCTTCGGGTCATTGATTTGTTGAGCCAGAAAGGTGATACCAAGAAGCGATTCCAAGAAATTCGTCAATTGGTAGCCGATGCCGGAGTCCGAGACTTTTCGGATTTGTATACATTACTCTTTGAGAAAGTTGACGATTACGGTAAGGGACATATCAGCCAAGTTATTCGGGCAATTGCCGAAGGTCAGAAGGGTGATGTTCAAGTTGTCAACAAAGAAATCAATATGATGGCGACCGTCATTGAGATTTTACAAATCATAGGATAATCATATGTCAGACTGCATGAACGACGCCTATCACGGCACAGCATTTGAACGTCGTGGCAGGTCAGAATCGGAACGTCGAAAGGCCTTACGTAGCAAGAATAAATCGAAGCTTCGTCGGGTGAAGGTGGTAGTTAATATCGAAGCGAGTTTCCACCCATACGATACCGAGTCAGATACCAGACTCGCCGAATCAAGTATCGTGAGCCAGATACGTGATATTGTAAATCAGGAACTCTCATATCTAGACATCCAAGGAACAGAGAATGGGGAGTATGATTTAGACGCCACCAAAAAGACTAAAATCACGGTTAAACGAGTAAAGTAATACTTCATCACTACTTATAGTAGTAACCTACTAACGGAGCATTAAATGTCTGCATTAAATCCGAGCGGTCCAAGCATGGGCCTTGATCCATCCAAAACCACTCCAATTGTTTGTAAGTGTGGTAATCACACGTTTGTACACGGCGCATTCCTTCGACATGTATCCGCCATTGTTCATCCGGAAGGTAAGGAAGGATTTATGCCAATGCCGACGCTCGTCTGCAACGCTTGCGGCGCCGTGCCTGATGAAATTGTTCCTTCGTTTATGAAGGAAGAAGCCGATAAGAAGGATGCCCCGGCCCCTTCGAAACTCACACTGGTACCATAATATGGCTGCTCCAAATCTGATTCTCCAAACCGAACAAGTCGAAGATTACGTCCGTAAGGGCGCGCCCGACGGCACCGAACCGCTTGGCCGTGCCGTGCCGGTTCTTCTTGCTCGTATCCAAGAGCTCGAACGTGCTTTGATTCCATTCGCTCGTGTTGCCGCTCGTGGTAACCCACAGAACCTGCCACTTGTACAGGTGTATTTCAAGGACTGTGAGAGCGCGAAGCTGAAGTTGTCGCGGGCCGCAGCACTCGCCGTCATGCCACAACCATCCGAAATGGCCGCGGAATAATGGTACGCTGGGAATGGTCCGTTCCACAAGATAAATTGAGCAGAAAATGGGAACAGTTGTTGTTTTTCCCAACTAACGATACATCAGCTGTCATTATAGAAGCGCAAACACAACAGTTACCGGAATCACATGGCCGCGAAAAGTCCGTTTGAACACATAAACGCCATCTGTGGTAATCAACGTACAGATTATTACGACAATCTATCTGATGAGGATAAGAAGTCGTTCAATCTGTACGTGATTACTATGGGTATCAGTATGAACCCTGATTTCTTGCCATTGGCTAATGAAGTCAACAAGTATTGGGGTCAACTGGACGCTCGTTCCACCTATCTGTTCTACAGCCAGATTATTCCGAAGGGCAAGTATTACAACAAGTGGGTAAAGGGTAAGAAAGAGGATACGTACGAAAAGTGGTTGGTAGAACGTATAGCCGAACACTTTCAGTGTGGAAAGTCTGATGCCATTACTTATTTGGATATCTTCTATAAAACCGATGACGGTCGAGAACAGCTGAAAGAGATTCTTGCCAAATACGGCACGGATCCTAAGAAAATAAAGAAAGCGAAGATATGAACGGAAAGGGCGATGCTCCACGTCCATTGTCGGTAAGTCACAAAGAATACGCTGCTAACTATGAGCGTATCTTTGCTAAGAAGACACCCATGTGGATGCAACATATCAAACAAGCGAGTGAGGATGCTGAAATTCCTACTAGCGGCAGCGTTACTGATGCCTCAACAACCCACGATATTTCGTCGATTATTTCCGAAGCCGGCACTCCGCGATACGACGAATAATTTTATCGTTATTCACTACGACAGTGGACGGAGCACTAATGTTGTTCTTCGGTATCTTCGTAAAACCAATAAATCCTATCACTACTACATTGAACGTAGTGGCAAAATCATCAATTTAGTGGAGCCAACTCGACTCGCTGCACATGCGGGCATGTCGCGGTATGAATCGTTTTCGGCACTGAATTGGAATAGCATAGGCATTTGCCTTCAGAATGTGCCGCCTCAAGCCTATACAGATGCTCAGTATGTCAGTTTGGTATTTCTCATACGATATCTCCAACATCGGTGGCCAGATATCAAGATAACAAGGATTGTAGGACATTCCGACATCGCGTGGCCCCGTGGTCGAAAACATGATCCCGGCCCCAAATTTGATTGGGAACGAGTTAGAACAATGCTCCAACAATCCTATATTCCGCCTAAAAGGCAGGTGGCAACCAAAAAAGGGGTTGCCAAACACCGTCGTAAAGGTTAGATTTCAATATGACTGAAAATGAACCTAAAGTAGACGAAATTCCTGCCACACGGAATGTTTCGTATTCGCAATATACTTGCTGGTCAACGTGTCCATGGCAGTGGAAGCTCAAGTACGTTGACGGATTTCGTGAGGAATCCAACATCAACCTGATATTCGGCACGGCCATCCACGACACAATTCAGCATTGGTTGAAATTGTATTATGGAGATTCACCCGTACAAGCTAAGGTCTTTGATATGCATGAAATGCTCAAGGATCGACTGATTTCCTTGGCTACGGAAAAGTTGATTGCGAAGGGCTTGACGACTAAAGAAGAATTGATGGAATATTATCTTGATGGATGTAACATCCTTGATCATATGCGCCAACACGCCAAGGATTGGTTTCCGTCCACCGGATACGTGCTGAAGGGCGTTGAAGTACCGCTTCTAAAGGACTTGGGAAACAACATTACGTTCAAGGGCTTCATTGACGTAGCAGTGTATCACAAGACCGCTAAGATGCTCTATATCTATGACTTCAAAACTTCCGGTCGGGGCTGGTCGGATTATCAGAAGAAAGATACGGCCAAGACAGATCAGCTCTTGCTCTACAAAATGTTCTACAGTGAATTGTTCGGCATTCCCTTAGATAGCATCAAAGTGGAATTCATCATCCTCAAGCGTAAAGTGTTCGATGGTGGGGAATACAAGGTGAAACATATCGCCGGATTTGAGCCGTCGCATGGGAAACCCAGCTTGAAGAAGGCACGGGAACGGTTTGACCGATTCCTCACCGAAGCATTCAATCCTGATGGTACCGTTCGTCTGGACAACCTCAAAGCAACACCATCGGATAGTTCGTGTAAGTTCTGTCCATTCAATAATGACGCGACCAAATGCAACTTCAGCGTGAAGTTGAAATCCGGTCGCAAAATCACAAAAGCAAAATGAAGAAAGACTTTACCAAAGACGAAGTAGTGTTTCTTTCGGACACCCACTTCGGTCACGCCAACATCATCAACTATTGTTCACGTCCATTCACGTATCCTGATATTGAGGAAATGGACTTGACTATGTTATCCGCCATGCAGGATGCTGATGCTGCAGGCAAGACCATCATTCACGCTGGCGACTTTGTGTTCCGCCCAACTACGTTAGAGTCGGTGGGCTGGCGTCCCAAAGGCGACCACATTATCCTCTTGGGCAATCACGATAAGCACGCCAATAAAGACGGAAAGTATCGAAAGTTGTATCGGGAATTCTTTGGTACCATTGAAGGACACTCCGATACGTGGCGAACCAACTTCCTGTCAATTACGGTAGACGGAGAGCCCATTATGATTAGTCATGAACCGCAACAGCAATTGATGTGGCACAAGTACAATCTGTATGGGCACCACCACAGCAATATGGTACTTCGCCCAGTTCAATTCCTGCCAACCTATGATTGGCTGTTCAAGTCGAATAGACACTTCAATATCAGTGTGGAACTCACGAACTACAAGCCTGTGTCATTAGACGAGGCTCTCACCATTCCTATGCCGGTACTTCCATGAAATTTATGAAACCTACTATTCTTACACTGTACACTGTTTTGGTGCTGCTCGCCGTTGGATTTATTATATACGGTCAAGGCCGTAGACGTGGATACGAAGCAGGTTCAAGAATTCAGGAAAAGGCAATGTGTGCTGAATCATTTGGTCGGGACAAGACTATTCAGGATACATTATCAACTCTCAAAATAATGAACTGGTGCGGCAAATATTTATGAGTTTTCGCTGCGAGCAATTTGATATCGGATTCCCAAGAAAAGACCTTCCACATACCTGTAGTTGATATTCAAATTCAGCGAAAGCCGGTACTCAGAAATGGGTGCCGGCTTTCGCTTTTCTACTATCTTGTACTATTTATAGTAGTGTTACAAGAACCACTACTTTTGGAGCAGTACATGTCTAAACAGAAAGAGAAGGAAACTGAATACGCTACTATCCAGATTCGACGTGATGTCAAGGAACAGGTGGTGGACTTTTGTAATAGAAAGGGATTGAAGATTGGTCGTTTCATTGAAAATCTCTTTATCCAAGCCGTATCTGGCTCAACCAAGTGAGATCAATATGAATACCATTCAATATATAATTCGAGTCATTAAACGTTTTGGCCTGTTCGGACAAATAGACGCGGCAGGCCTTATTCAAGAAATCATCAACTATCAAACGGAATTAGTTAAAAATTCTGGTATGCGCGAATATAACACCGACTTCATGAGTCGAGTAAACCAATCAATTTCGGTTCGTAAAACACTGAACGCTACGCTAGATAAGTGGGTAACAGATCTCACGGCAAATCCAGAATTTACTGAAGTTGATGTTGCCGAAAGTGCATATGATCCAACACGATTGCCGGGATTGGTAATTGCACCCGAGCTTCCATTTCCAGAATCAACCGTTACCGTCGAAGTGTTACCGCCAGTAACACCTGAAATTTTCGTATCTGATCCCTTCATAGAAGAAGCTGATAAGCAAACTGATGCCGATTTAAAGCAGATTACAGATTTCGTACCTGCCGATTCGAAGCCCCGTAAGCCCCGTAAGACTACCAAACCTCGTAAGCCAAAGAAGGGTAAGTAATGACTACCGACACGACAATTGATATTGGCCCAAGTATTAGTATGGATCCAACACAACCAATTATTGATCCATCGGCCGAAGCATCCACAGATACACCAACGCCACCGCCTGCTGAAGAAGTACCACAACGAGAGGGTTGGTTGCCAAAGGATCAGCGTAAGAAGATTCTACTCCTCTCCGATGACTTCCGTATGCCATCCGGCGTAGGTGTCATCAGTCGGGATCTTGTTATCGGCACGGCGCACCGATACAACTGGGTACAGCTCGCCGCAGCAATTCAGCATCCTGAAGCTGGTCGAGGCGTCGATGTATCCGATAGTATCCAGAAAGAATTTGGTGTCAAAGATCCATATGTTCGACTCTTTCCATATAACGGCTATGGCGATCAAAATATCATTCGCTTCCTAATGGAAACTGAAAAGCCCGACGCTATTATGCACTTTACCGATCCCCGTTTTTGGGGTTGGTTGTATCAAATGGAACACGAAATTCGTACGAAGATACCAATTACTTATCTGCACGTGTGGGACGATACGCCTTATCCACGGTACAACCGTGACTTCTATAGATCATGTGATGCCATTTTTACTATCTCCAAACAAACTCACAACATAGTACGTCAGGTGTTGGGTGATGAAAACGTGACCGACGTAACCTCTTTGCACATTTAAGGAACGACATATGACACCTCCGAAAAGAGAAAAGAACGAATCAAAGGTTACCATCGCCTATATTCCGCACGGCGTCAATCACGAAATGTGGAAGAACATTACCGATGAGGCAGGAAAAGCCGCAGTTCTTGCTCACAAGCAACGCTTGTTTGGCGCCGATGCCGACCATATCAAGTTTGTAGTAATGTACAACAGTCGTAATATTCGTCGTAAGATGACGAGTGATATTCTATTGGCCTATCAGAAGTTCCTTCAGGGATTGCCAGAGGCGAAACGTGAAGAATGCCGTTTACTATTGCATACCCAGCCCGTAGATGAAAATGGTACAGATCACAA